CAGCTGAATCGTCACACTATCTTCGAATGGCGCAAGAGGTGTTGTTGGAGGATGTGTTTCATGCGCCCTGCCCTGCCTGGTTCAAAGAAAACTTGCCGACGCCACTAGACTTGGTGGACGTCGTTGCTGACATGTCGCCGCACAAGAGCCCTGGCTACCCAGCCGTTCTCTTGGCGCGCGAGAAGTTGGAAGTGATAACGGAGAATTTTGATTATTTCTATAGCGCGGTTTGCATTCGCATCTTGGCGTTGGAGTATCTTTGCGAGTTTGCAAAGACCCCTGAGCAGATGTACGATTGGTATTGTTGCGATCCGGTCGTTGTGAGCTTGAAGAATGAGATCAAGAAGGAGACGAAGAGAGCGAGGGTGTTTCTCGCTACTCCAGTTGTCACGGAAGCTGTTGAGAGGTTGCTTTATAAGGAATTTTCGTGTGTTGCGAAAAGGAATTGGGGCATCAATCATTCATGCATTGGAATCGGATTCACGGTTGCTGATTCCCGCAGGCTTCTTTATCCTCTAACAGAGAGTGGGGTTGGGCCCATTGCTACATCGGATGTTCCTTCGTTTGATGTTACTGTCTCTGAAGAGGAGGAATATCTCAATGCGGATCTCGTACGGCGCAAGTACGGGATACCAGAAAATCATCGGTTAGCGCGTGTAATGCACCAGAATTCAAGAGCAGTGGTGTTTCGCTTGGTCATATTTTCGGATGGTGAGGTTTGGGTTCAGGTTGACCCTGGTGGCCAGGCCACCGGTCGTTATTGCACATCTCTCTTTAACACAGAGGCTCGTGCGAGGCGATCCATTGCCGTCGATTTATACATAGCCGTGGTCCTCAAGAGTGAGGTTGAAGACCCTTTTGTTCGTGATGCCGGGGATGATGCAATTGAACGCCATCATCCACTGAAGGAGAGAGCGTATAGGGATCTGAGTTTTCCGCTGAGAGATTATGAAGAAATCCATCGTGGTGTGGAATTTTGCAGTCATGTGTGGTTGATGGGCTCGAGGCCAGTTGGCCAGCGTATAGTCAAGTCAGTGGCAAACTTGTTGTACAAGGAACATGATGGAGACGCATTTCAGTCGTTTTTGAAAGAATATTCGAATCATCCATTTTTCTCGGATTATCTTTCTAGGATCCTAGTAATCCGGCCTGGGATCAATCAATTAAAGATGAACAACAATGATTTAGTGTTTTGCAAAAAAAAAAAAAACAA